AGGGTTTGGCCTGATGGATCCTCGAAATAGCTTGTTCCAAGGACTTTTCACATCAATCCAACAGTCTTTAGACCAGGGACAATGCTTCATCATGTCTGACAAAGCAAGACCGATCATATCAGGGCTCGCAGGGACATCTCCCTCATGAAGAACTTTACCGAAAATTAGAGGTAAGTTCAAATAACCACACCTGACGACTGGACCTCCTTCTTTCTTTTGAAAGTAAGCTCGAGAATTTATAGTAGCAAGTTGCTTACTAACATAATTCTTACCGACAGAAGGTCTAAAACCAACAATCCCAATATTTTTATAGAACAGGTCAATGAACGTTTTTGGTGCTTTAAAGAGCATGTCATCGCCATTGACAAGACAGTTCTGCCAAAGTATCTTGGCTGAAGGGTACCTTCCAACGTCACCAAACTGCCATTCAATGACAGTGTAACGGTAGACTGAGAGGTTAATTACACAAAGAAAAGGAAAAGATAGGGGTGAACCCATCAATTGTCCGGATTTCTGTGTGTGTATTTCCTCAGGTACGACAATACCTTCTGCATTCTCCCTTTTCGGATAAATGATATTCGAAGGGCCAATACTCTTCATGAGTATATCATGGTCAGGGAGATGGGTCAAAGGACCAAGGCAATTTTCTGTTGTCCACATACGCAACGTATCAGTTGCGCTTTTATAATCTACACTACACCAATACCAATCCTTATTGGTATTCTCAGCCAATGTTTTTACTTTTTGGTCAAGATCACCTAACATGGTGGCATGTTGACTACGGCTCCAAAGGTCTAGTAATTGACCCTGAGCAGGCTGTACTAAGGTGTAGAGGAACGCGTCTCCTTTGGATATAGGTCGGTTCTTACCTGGTTCCTTAACCATGAGAACTTTTATATCCATAATGGACTTATCTCCAGCTCCAATCCGAGAAACAACATTCTCGCGGGCGATATCATAATATCTCTGTCGATTACTTTGTAATTCGACAGTCCTTTCAAAAAAGGGAATTGCCGCGGAACCCTGAGAAAATAAATTATCTTCAGGTTGACAAGGAGCAGAGGGTGTACGAAAACACTTCCTCTTGGAGACTCTCTTGATAGGAGAGAAACAACGGGCTGCCCCTCCCTCTTTAACCGAGTATTGCATGGAAGCATGCAGGGTTGGGAGGAGTTTACTAGCTTTTGGAGTAACGGGATACATGAAAGTTTCCCGTGAGGTCTCTCGAATGACGGATTTCATCCTGTCAATCGATTTTATCTCGTGATCATCCAAAAGAAATGGTAGTCCATCATCCTCAAAATCTGTTGTCAGTAGATCTTTATGATCTTTAAAGCTCAAATCATCTCTCTTCTTCGTAAGAAGGGGGAAGATACGCTTGACACAGAAAAGGGAGTATATGAAACTAACATCTTTACGTTTCAATGCTCTCCGTACCAAACGGGCAAAATAACCACTGTAAAGACAGTGTCGCCCGATGAGTTTGGATTGTGTGATTGCTTTTGGTGTAGAAGGTAATTCCTTTTCACACGCGAGCTTACACATAAGAATGCAATGGAAATACTTCAATGTATCTTCTATTCCATTCTCATCGTCCATCAACGGTTCCAGATCATCAAACAATCTTTTAATAGATTGGAGGATGTATGGGACGGTACGTCCGTCGTCATCGAGGATTCTTTTTCCAAAGTTCCATCGATTGACGAATACGTAGGTGTACGATTCCAAAAGTGTGACAAGATCGCCACATCTTTTGGTATTCAACTTGCCAAGCGAAAGCTTGACAAGGATAGATGCCAGAAGTCGTGGTTGTCGAATGGTGGGAAGAAGAAGTTCTCGAACTTTCTTCAACCCCCGTGACGTCGCACAAACTCTAACATCAGCCTTAACCGCAAGGCCTTCGGGTCTAGTGGTTTGGGTTGGCAGGGAAAGATTTCTGTTCCCTGCGACATTCCGATCTTGATAAAGATGTTCATTGTCTACTTTTTGAACCCTTTCGGGTGTAGACTGGATATTTTTGTCTGTC